ACATCACATTGAAGCCGTCAAGCGTAAGCGTGGCTATGAATCCAAACGTCGTCACATGAATACGATGGAGCGGCTTGTCGATCTTCAGTACAGCCGATGGCCCCACGCTGCCCGTGTCAAAGTTGGCGTTGTTCTGGTCGAGTTAATGAAGCAGAGTACAGGGCTCATAGATGTAGAGACACGGACGGGATTGATGGGCAAACGGGACACGTTTGTCCGTCCAACCCCCCGCCTATTGGCCTGGATGCAACAGGCACACAAGAGTGGTGAAGACCTGTCCCCGATCTATATGCCGATGGTCGAGAAACCCGGCAACTGGACTACCATTTGGAACGGGGGGTATCTAACCGATCATATCCATCGACGGCCTTTGATTAAGACAGCAGATAAGAGCCACCTTAAGGAACTAACAAACCTACCGCTATTGGAACCTTTAGAAACGATTAACTGCCTGCAACAAGTGGGCTGGCGTATCAACCCCCGTGTCCATGCGTGCATGAAGCACTTCTGGGAGCAAGGCATCCCGGCTGGTGGTTTGCCTTCTACAGAAGGGGAAGCCATCCCCTCCAAACCTGTAGACATTGATACCAATGCGGAGGCTAGAAGAAGATGGAGGAAGTTAGCCGCCCGTACCCATTATGAGAATGAGTCAGAGGAGAGCCGTAGGCTCCAGGTCGCTCAGGTCATATGGATGGCAGAGAAGTTCAAGGATGAGACTCTGTACATGCCGTGGTATATGGATTTCAGGGGGAGAATGTATCCTAAACCTTACGGCCTTCAGCCCCAGGGGGCGGATTGGTCACGCTCACTGCTTCAGTTCCACACAGGGAAGCCGATGACGCCCGATGGGGAGTACTGGCTGGCCGTCCACGGGGCCAACTGCTACGGCAATGACAAGCTCAACTTCGACCAGAGAGTCGCGTGGGTAAACAGTAACGAGGACTGGATTCGATCTATCGCCAAAGAACCTGAAGGTTCCTTGACGGAATGGGGGTCCACCGATGAGCCGTGGGCGTTCTTATCATTCTGCTTGGAGTGGAACAGGCTAAAGAGTGAAGGTTCCCAGATGGTAACCCATCTGCCTTGCTCCATAGATGGCTCAAGCAATGGGCTACAACTTCTTTCCTTAGTCATGCGTGATCCAGTTGGGGCTATCGCTACTAATGTGATCCCTTCGGACGATGGATTACCCCAGGACATCTACCAGAATGTCGCCGATGCAACCATACGTCGCCTTCAGGAGTCCGATCATCCCTTTGCGGCCATCTGGTTGAAGTTCGGTATAGATCGCAGTGGAACTAAGCGTCCCACGATGGTGGTCCCCTATTCGGGGACACTGTTTGCAGTGACCGAATATACGAATACTTGGTTCCGTGAGCAGATGAAGAAGAAGAAGTGCGAGAACCCGTTCGGATGGGAAGAGGTGTATCAGCCTTGCTCATTCCTTGCGAAGACCATTTGGGAAGCCTTGGGTGATATCGTGGGTGAAGCCCGCCGGGCTATGAGTTGGTTCCAGGCTTGTTCTGATATTTGCATTGCCAACAACACGCCCATTCGATGGACTACGCCAACTGATTTTCTGGTGAAGCAAAGCTATGAGACATGGCAGAACTCAACAATCAAGACCATTATTGGCGATGTAATCCGGCGGCATAAGATCAACATTGGTTCCGGCAGTCTTTCAAAGACGAAGAACCGTAATGCTATTGCGCCAAACTGGGTCCATTCATTGGATGCGGCGGTAGCTCAGAAGTCAATCCTAGAGTGTCGGATGCAAAATGTTACTGAACTGAACATCATCCATGATGCGTTCTGGACTGTGGCCCCCTCTATGCCGGTCATGCGAGAAGCCCTAACGAACAACGTCATAGACATCTTCAGCCAAGACTTGCTATTAGATTTCAAAAAGGAGCTTTCACATTATTTACCGGATGGGGTTGAACTACCCGATCCCCCCCAGGTCGGAAACCTAGATATTACTAGAGTGCGTAACTCTAACTATTTCTTTTCTTAAGGAGAGTCCCATGCAGTTGATCACGCCGGAAGGCAAAGCAGTTTACCCCCACCTTAATTCACCAGACGATAAGTTTGATGATGATGGGATATTCAGTACGAAGTTGGCTATTGCTGCTGACCATGCTGGGGAACTGTTGACGAAGCTGGAAGAGTTTGCGGAAGAGTCATACAAAAACCACTGTAAGGAACAAAAGAAACCAAAATTGAAGCGTCACGATAATCCTTGGGACGAGGAGTATGACCGCGACGGCCAGTCCACGGGGAACCTGTTGTTCAAGTTCAAGATGAAGGCCAAGACGAAGGCTGGGGTTGAACTTCGCCCCGTGCTGGTGGACGCTAAGAAGAAGCCAATGGCCGATCAGATCGGATCGGGTTCTAAGCTGAAGGTAGCCTTTGAGGCCAGGAGTTGGTTTGTTCCCTCCCTGGGGGTTGGTATTACTCTGCGTTTGCGGGGCGTACAGGTTCTGGACTTAGTGGAGTGGTCAGCCGGGTCATCTGCCAGTTCTCTTGGCTTTGATGAGGAACCCGGCTATGAGACTACTGGTGATACTGAGCCGTCTAATGGTCAGGTAAAGAAGACTGATGAGGCAGACAACGCAGACTTTTAATGTTGTATCTCCACCTTCCATGCAACCCAGTGCCAGCTTCCCGCCCGCGAGTCACCCGTTGGGGTGCATACTACGGGAAGAGGCATAATGCCTGCCGCTCCGCGACATCGGCGTTATTAGCTGAAATGCGGGATAACGGCACTCTTCCCCTTGTCCCGTTGAGCGGTAGGCTGGTTGTGTGGGTGGTTTTTCAAGTGGAGAAGCCACGAACGTCGAAGCTAGTGACACCACGGGGTGACATCGACAACTACGCGAAACTGCTGTTTGATTGTTGTTCCAAAATCGTCTGGGAGGACGATGTACAAATCGACATCATGTCAGCACGAAAAGGATGGTCAGATAGTAATGGTCAAACACACCTCTGGATAAAGGAATTGACATGAGCCAGAAAGAAATCAGCGAAAAGCAGACTACGTTAGTTTTGAATCACATGAGGCAGTACCGCTCCATCTCTCCGATGAAAGCGTTTATTCATTACCAAATAACCAGATTGGCAGCCAGGGTTTTTGAATTGAGACAGCAGGGCTACCTTATTGAAACCATTATGAAAACAGCCAGCCCTAGTGGACGCAGATATGCACACTACCGACTCAAGTGATTTTGTAGGTCATGAGCCCTGCCCGAAGTGCAAGAGCCAAGATAATCTTGCGCGCTATACGGATGGGCACGGGTACTGTTTCGGTTGCCGATATTATGAGGATGGAAAAGGTACAACTTATTCGTCATCACCAGAAAGGAAGACGGATATGAACTTGATTGATATAGAATATTCCTGTATTTCCGCAAGGGGTATTGATGAGGAAACCTGTAGAAAATTTGGATATGGTGTTGGGACGTTGGCTGGACAACCTGTCCAGGTGGCTCAGTATCATAATGGGGATGGTACAGTTAAGGCTCAGAAAGTTAGGACTAGAGCCAAGACTTTCAGCATTCTGGGGGATGGGCATAACCTTCCACTTTTTGGACAGAACATATGGGAGTCTGGTGGCCGCATGGTCGTGGTTACTGAAGGGGAAATTGACGCACTTAGTGTCTCGCAAATCCAGGGGAATAAGTGGCCGGTAGTTTCCATAAGCTCTGGGGCTGCGGGGGCGGTTCGGTCTATAAAGACATCGCTGGAATGGCTGGAGAGCTTTGAAGCTGTAATCTTCATGTTTGATTCCGATGAGCCGGGCCAGAAAGCCGCTACGGATTGCAGCCTTCTCTTGAGCCCAGGCAAGGCCAAGATCGCATCTCTTCCTATAAAGGATGCGAATGAAATGTTGATTGCAGGGCGAGAGAAAGAAGTAGTGTCGGCTATCTGGGGGGCAAAGACTTATCGACCTGATGGGGTTATCGCCGGGGAGGATATGTGGGATCAGATTGTTGCAGAGGGGGATAAGCAATCCGTTGAATACCCATGGATGGGTCTGAATGAGAAGACGTATGGAATACGGTCTGGGGAGGTTGTCACGCTCTGTAGTGGAACGGGCCAAGGTAAGTCCCTGGTTTGCAGGGAATGGCAGCATTGGCTACTCGGTAAAGGCCATACAGTTGGGATCATTGCCCTAGAGGAGAGCGTGTGCCAATCCGCACAATCTTTGATCGGAATAAATCTTGAATGCCCTCCTCATAAATGGGAAGCCTCTGATATCTCTGAAGAACAGAAAAGGAAAGCCTTTGATGAAACTGTCGGTAGTGGACGGTGCGTGCTGTATGACCATTGGGGATCATTAGACGCAGACAACTTGCTTAGTCGTGTCCGTTATATGGCCAGAGGAATGGGCTGTACCTTTCTGTTTATTGACCATCTCAGTATTGTGATCAGTGGGATTGGGGATGGTGATGAGCGTCGAATGATCGACAACCTAATGACTAAGCTGCGATCACTGGTAGAGGAACTGGGGATTGCCCTGTTTGTTGTTTCGCACTTGAAGCGACCAGAAGGACGGGCCCATGAAGAGGGCTCTGTAGTGTCCTTGTCCCATCTTAGGGGTAGTGGGAGCATTGCGGCCTTGTCAGATATCGTACTGGCCTTGGAGCGGAATCAGCAAGATGATGAAACCCGAAACATCTCCACGGTAAGAGTTCTCAAGAACAGGTATACGGGAGACACTGGTGTAGCATGTAGGATTCAATATTCTGTAGACACGGGAAGGCTTACGGAATTAATTGGACAACCTGAAACGGATGAAGAAGTCCCATTTTGAAAGGATGAGGCATGTCGGTTGTAGCTTTTGATATAGAGACAAATGGTATAGAGGATTTTCAGAACCTTACTGATCTTCACACGATCCATTGCTTGGTGATCAGGTGGCGAAACGATGTGAAGGTCTTTACTGGGGATGAGATTACTACAGGGCTGAAGTTGTTGGCCATACAGGATGTTATTGTCGGGCATAATTCAATCTCTTTCGACCTCCCGGCGATTAAGAAACTCTATCCTTGGTGGAAGCCGGAAGGGTGTTCTAGAGACTCGATGGTCATGGCCCGACTCGCCTGGTCGGATCAAAGGAACTTGGACTTCTCCAATCAGGAATTACCCAAGCACCTAATCGGCTCTCATTCTTTGAAGGCATGGGGTTACCGATTGGGTGAGCATAAGGGGGAATATGAGGGCGGTTGGGATACCCTGACGGATGATATGATCGAATACTGCAAGCAGGACACAAAGGTTACCCTGGCACTGTATGAGGCGGCATATGAAAAACTCAGGGACATCGAGGCCATTATCTTAGAGCATGATTTTCATGAGATCATCTGCGAACAAGAGCGAACGGGATTCTGCTTCAACACAATCAAAGCTGCTGAACTCTACTCCTCTCTGGCTGGGAAGCGGTCTAAGCTCAAGTCCCAATTATCCAAGTCATATCCTCCGCAAATAGAACGAATGAAAACGCCGGAAT